ACCAGATCGAATGCGATACACTGGTGGTAATCAGAGATCAATTGTAGCTTCTGTTTATAACCGAATCTCAGTAGATGTGGCATCAATTAATTTCGAACATGCAAAGTTAGATGATAATGGACACTTTAAAGAGTCCATGAAGTCTGGACTTAATGAATGTATGAATGTGTCGGCCAACATTGATCAAACTGGTAGAGCATTCCTCCAGGATATTGTTGAGTCGATGTTTGACGAAGGTGTAGTGGCTATAGTCCCAGTAGAGACTGATGTAGATCCATTACGTACAGAATCATACGATATTCGTAGCATGAGAACAGGTCGAATAGTTGCTTGGTATCCTGAAGCAGTCAAGATTCATTTGTACAATGAATTACAAGGCCGCTATCAGGATATTATTATGCCTAAAACTAAGGTTGCTATCATAGAGAACCCATTCTATTCGATCATGAATGAACCAAATTCAACGTTGCAGAGACTTATTGCCGCAATAAACAAGTTGAATGCAGCTAATGATAATTCAACGAGTTCTAAACTCGACCTTATTATTCAGTTACCTTATGTAACGAAATCTCCTCAGAGAAAAGAGGAAGCTCGTAAGAGAAGAGCCGAGATTGAAGATCAGTTGTCTAATTCTAAGTTAGGTATTGCCTACACAGATGGAACTGAACGAGTAACTCAGTTGAATAGGTCATTAGACAATAATCTATGGACTCAGGTTAAGGAATTAACCGAGCAGTTATTTTCTCAGTTGGGTGTTACACCCAGCATCTTAGATGGTACAGCTGATGAAGCTACCAGAATCAACTATTTCAACTCAACAATTGCTCCCATATGTTCAGCTATATGCGATGAATTTGGAAGGAAGTTCTTGACAAAGACAGCGAGAACTCAGAAGCAAGCAATTATTTACTTCAGAGATCCATTTAAGTTGGTACCTGTTAGCCAGTTGGCTGATATAGCAGATAAATTCAGACGTAACGAGATTATGACTTCTAATGAGCTGAGAGCAGAGATCGGTTACAAACCTTCAGAAGCTGCTCAGGCTAATGACATTAGTAATCCTAACCTCAATAAGTCAGATGCTCAGCTTGCTCAGCAAAACATGGATACAGGTATAGAAGAAGCGACGGATAGTGACTCCTCCGAAATCGATGGGTTACTACAGTCAATAGGCAACCAATCAATTTAATAAGGAGGTAAAACGATGCCTAAGAAAATGTGGGATTTTTCCGGTTGGGCTACCAAGAACGACATTCTGTGTTCTGACGGTAGAACAATTAGGCATGGTGCATTCTCTGGAGACCATGGTAAGACAGTGCCTCTTGTTTGGAATCACAGACATGATGATGCAAACGAGGTTTTGGGTCACGCTCTTCTTGAAGAGAGACCTGAGGGTATTTACGCTTACTGTTCTTTCAATGGAACCGAGCGTGGACAGAATGCCAAAGAGTTAGTTCAGCATGGCGACATTGTAGCCCTCTCAATTTTTGCTAATCAGCTTAAGCAGAGAGGTGGAGATGTACTCCATGGTGCGATCAAAGAAGTTAGCCTGGTGTTAGCGGGTGCTAACAAGGGCGCACTTATCGATTCAGTTATGGAGCATGGTGAAGAGTCAGTAGATGAAGCTGAAATCCAGTTTGTTGGATATGGTGACATCGAACTCTATCATGCGGAAGGAGAAGATATGGACGACGAAAGATACTTTGAGCACGCAGACGAAGACGAAAACGAAGCTGAGTCTAGTGGAGAAGAGACCGTTCAGGACGTTTATGATTCCATGAGCGACAAACAGAAGAAAGTCGTAGCATTCCTCGTTGGTAAGGCTGTTGAAGACGCTAAAGGCGGCAGCGGCGAAGAAGGCGAAGTAAAACATGCTGACGATGATCAAAATGACGACGATTCTGAAGATGAAGAGTCCGGAGATGAGACCGTTCAGGACGTCTATGACTCAATGAATGAGAAACAGAAGAAAGTCGTAGCTTTCCTTGTAGGGAAGGCAGTAGAAGACAAAGCAGATTCTAACGAAGGAGGATCAGAAGATATGAAGCACAACGTATTTGCAGGTGAGGAGTATGCACAGAACACACTTTCTCACGAAGAGTTCCAGGAGATTAATAGAGTAGGTCGCCAGATGGGATCACTCAGAGAGGCATTCCACGCAGCAGAGGATGATGGATTCATTCAGCATGACGGCACAGCAGGTGTTGACTACGGTATCACAGATATCGAGTTCCTCTTCCCAGATGCTAAGACCATCAACGCAACTCCTGAGTTCATCAAGAGGGAGATGAACTGGGTTGACAAGGTTCTTGGTGCAACACACCACACACCTTTCAGCAGAGTAAAGAGCATCTTTGCTAACATCACAGAGGATGAGGCAAGAGCAAGGGGTTACATCAAGGGTAAGCTCAAGAAGGAAGAGGTATTCTCACTTCTTAAGAGAACAACTGACCCTCAGACAATCTACAAGAAACAGAAGCTGGACAAGGACGACATCGATGATATCACAGATATGAACGTTGTTGCTTGGATCAAGGCTGAGATGCAGATGATGCTTAAGGAGGAGACAGCTCGTGCTATCCTTATCGGTGATGGCAGACTTGCTTCTTCTGATGATAAGATCCAGGAAGCTCATATTCGTCCTGTATACAACGATGCAGACCTTTACACTGTTAAGGTTCCTGTTGTTGTAGCACAGAACGCTACAGACGATGACATTGCAAAGGCTCTTATCAGAGCTATGGTTAAGGCTCGTAAGCTTTACAAGGGATCAGGTAACCCTTCATTCTTCACAACAGAAGATTACCTCACAGATGCTCTGCTTCTTGAGGACAACATGGGCCGTGTTATTTACGATTCAGAGGCTAAGGTTGCTACAGCTATGAGAGTAAAGGAGATCGTTCCTGTTGAAGTTATGGAAGGTCAGCAGATCGCTATCACAGAAGAAGGTGCAACAAACAACTATCCTCTTATCGGTGTAGTTGTTAACCTTGCAGACTACAACGTAGGTACAAACGGCGGTGCTAAGACTGACTTCTTCGATGATTTCGATATCGATTACAACCAGTACAAGTACCTGTACGAGACCAGAATGTCTGGCGCTCTGATCAAGCCTTTCTCAGCTATCAGCTTCTATCTCAAGAGAGGCGAGTAATTAGTTATATTTGGAGGTAAGTTATGAAATGGTTTGGTGAGATTGGTTTCAGAGAAGAAGTAGAAGAAGCGCGAGGTATATTAGTTCCTAAAGTGATTCCTAGGCAGTTCTACGGAGATGTCTTAAGGAATTCTTGGAAAGAAGTACCTGGCGAAAAGATCAATGCCGACTTGCATATTTCTAACCGGATTTCAGTCGTAGCCGATCCGTATATTCTCAATAACTTCCACAAATTAGCTTATATTACGTTTGGCGGGGCCAAGTGGACAATAAGTGATGTCGAGCAAGATCCAGATCGACCAAGACTTACATTGTCCCTTGGTCCTATTTATAAGGAGGACGAGGAGGTAGACGATGAAGACGAGGGATGAAATCCAGGCATTACTGGAGGATGTTCTTGGTAACGATCGTGTATATTTCCAAGCTCCCCCTAACACTGGTATGAAGTATCCGTGTATTGTGTATAAATTCGTAAGGTTTAATACGCAACATGCGGATAACAAACCATACCTAGTTACTGGTCATTGGGAAATTCACCATATGTATAAGAATCCTAAGTATGACTTGAAAGAGAAGTTTATATTTGACATACCTTTCTGTCAGTTTGATAGGAGGATTGTTGCAGAAGGTGTTTACAACGACTACTACACAATAAATCAATAATGGAGGAAAACAATATGCCTACACAGTTCAATATTATTTGGGATGAACAGGGTGCCAAGAAGTTTGAAGCTGGTACCGATCATGCCGTGCTTTACCCTATCACAAGCGGAGCATATCCTAAGGGAGTAGCATGGAACGGAATTACTGCAGTTAACGAGTCTCCTGAAGGCGGCGATGCTCAGGACTTCTATGCAGATAACATTAAGTATGGTTCACTTCGTGGTGCTGAGAACTTCAACGGCACAATCGAGTGCTACACATACCCTGATGAGTGGAAAGAGTGTGACGGCCGTAAGGAGCTTGTTCCTGGTGTTACAATCGCTCAGCAGAACAGAAAGGCATTCGGTCTTTCTTACAGATCTCTTATCGGAAACGATACAGAGGGTCTTGATCTTGGTTACACACTTCACCTCGTATACAATGCTACAGCTTCACCAACAGAGAAGAGCCGTTCAACAATCAACGAGTCTCCTGAGGCTGGTACAATGAGCTACGAGTTCAAGACAACTCCTGTTCCTGTAACAGTAATCCCTAATGCTAAGGCTACATCTCACCTTGAGATCGACAGCACAAAGGTTTCTAAGGATCAGCTTAATGCAATCGAGGCTATTCTTTACGGAACAGCTGGTGAGGTTTCCTACAATGAGGTATCTCCTGTAGGTACTGAGAACCCTGCAACAGAAGGCTGGTACGAGCTCGTTGGAACAACTTATGTTCCTTCAACAGACTCTACTGTAGATTCTGACAAGACATACTATGAGAAGGTTGAGACTAGTGCCGTTGATGGCAGACTTCCTCTTCCTGATGAAGTTTACACAATTCTTTCAAAACTTTAATTGATCTATAAGGCATGGCCTGGGTCGTTGAGTACATCTCTTCGGTCTGGGCCATGTTCTTTTTAAACCCATGCTCAAAATGAGCCAATTCGAAAGGAGAATTACCAATGTTAAAGAAGACTATTACATACCAGGACTACTTCGGAACAACTAGAACCGAGGATTTCTACTTCAATCTTTCTCAGACAGAGCTTTCTGACATGCAGATGTCTGTAGATGGGGGACTTAATGTAAAGCTTGACCAGATGATCAAGGCTCAGGATAACAAGGAAATCTACAACACATTTGTAGAGATCGTTGCTGCAGCTTATGGTGAGGTTTCACCAGATGGTAAGTACTTCCTTAAGGAAGATGAGGAGGGTCACAAGCTCTTCAAGAAGTTCAAGTCATCTCCTGCGTATGATGCACTTATGGATGACATTTGTCAGAATGAAGGAACTATTGCTGAGTTCTGCAATGGAATTATTCCTAAGAAGGTTAAAGAGCCTCAGGACCACCAGCAGCCTTCAAACATTCATCCAGTTAAATAAAGGGGTTAATGATGCTTAAGATCAAGATACCAGATCAACCAGAAGAACAGCTTTGGGATGAGGCAAAAGAAGAATTTGTTTACCGCAAGGGAGCAAAAGGTTGTGAGTTGGTTCTGGAGCATTCATTACTCTCAGTTTCCAAATGGGAATCTATATGGTGTAAGCCATTCTTAGATACTAAGGATAGGTCTGTAG